CACATGATTCTTGTGGCATACATTCTTCAGCGTGTTTTGCAGCATCAGTTTTCCAAGTCATTGTTAGATAAATGAACCGACAGAGGGAAAATCCTTTTTTGTTACCTGACGTTTTGGTGCACGAATACCTTGTAAATCTAAAGCTGATACAAGTTCAAATTGTACAATCTCCCTAGTTTCGATAACTTTTCTATCAACAAAATAAATTTCTTGTGGCAATTCTGCTGTGCTATCTGGCGTGCCAAATGGATTTTGATTTGAAGGAAAGTTTGCAGCGTCTAAAAATCTGCTAAGAGTCCTAATTCTTACAAATTTTGCCCCTTGGAGATCATTAAATGGTGTTGTAGCGTTTACAGTTGACATCAATGCTGTGATAGTTCCAAGTACATTGGAAACTGTTATTGTAGGTCTTGGCAAAGTACCTCTACCAGAATACTCAAATCCCTCGGCAGCAATTGGAAACTTATCGTATGTATTTCCTTGCCAAATGATAGAAGCATTACTGTTCATACCAACACCAGAGTGAAATCTTGTCACATCTGTAGAGCCATGCAGTGCAGAAACTAAAGTCAAAGTATATAGTTCAATAATTGATTTATTTGTTAATGATTGTAACTCAGCTGTAGGTAATCCCATTATGGTTCAAAGACTTCTCTAAAAGTGCAGTTTAATATTGCTCTATTTTTGTAATTTATTGTTTTTGTCCAAGATTGACAAACATATTTACCAGCACCAGATAAAGTTACAGATACATTACCGCTATTTGTTGCAGAACTAGCTGCTGTAACTGTAAATGTATTTTGATCTGCTGCTGTTGCAATCGCAAAATCTCCATCAGTTGCAGAACCAGAAGTGTAATCAATAGTAACGACATCACCAATAGCAAGGCCATGATTTGTAATGGTTATGGTAACAGTAGTTGCACTTTGGCTATAAGTTCCTGTTTTTGTAAAGCCTTCAGCTGGGGGTGTGAAAGTAAAACTAGCCTGATCATTTACTCTGCTTCTTAAAAATGCTTCTATAACATCTGCATCTGTTTCTGAAACATTAAAGGTAAGATCATATACTTTTGGATCTTGTGTTAAAGGTAAGCCAAATAAAGCCCTAAACTCATATCCATCACCAAGTCTTGTAGTTCGTATTCTTGGTTGGCTTTGTTTACGAACGCCATAAGTTGGATCTATGGAAGGAAATGTTGCCATTTTATCTTGCTAATAAACCCCCAGCACGTTTTTCTTTGACTAATTGAGCCTGTACTGCTGCACCAATTACAGCCCCGAGTGCTTGTGCATCAGCTGTATTACCAGAAACAGATGAACCAGAGGCATCTACATTTACATTTACAACAGTACCACCTAATTCATTGTTTGCTACAATCCTTCCTGATCTTGAAGGTGTAAACATTTCTGGACCCCTTTCACCAACAAGATAACTTCTACCTTTTGATACTGGACCTCCATTTTCTCTACGTCTAAATAAACCACCTACAAAACTACCTATACCTCCAACAGCTCTTTGTAAGAAGTTACCACCGCCACCACCAGAGCCAGTTGCACCTCTTGTAAAAGCATCTCCAATGCCAGAAAAAGCATTTTGTAATGCTTTATCCAGTAATCTATTTTTAAGATTATTTAAAACGTTTGTTAATGCTGATCCAAGTGATTGTGTACCAGTTATAGCACCTCTGATATTTTCAACTAAATCAGACTCGATACTATCTCCAATCTCTTGGAATATTTTGTTTTGCTCTCTTAGTTTTTCGTTTAATATTTCTTGTTTATCAATCTCAAAAAGTTGAGTTTCTAGTTGCAAGGCTTTTTTTCTAGCACCTTCATCTTGTATTTCATTAGCTTTTCTTAGTGAATCAATAAACTGAAATTTTCTTTCTAGTAAATCCCTGTCAAACTTATCTTCTGTCTTTTTAAGTTGTATCTGTCTTTGAAGTGATTTAACAATATCTTGATTTTTAATCCTTGGATCTTTTTTGCTTGTCAAAGGTTTTGGTTTTGCAGCTTCAATAGCAATTCTTCTATTTGCTCTAAATGAAGTATCAGTACCAAAATCAGAATCTTCATCACTTTTCTTAAACTTTGCCTCTTCTTTAAGAAGCTCAATTAATTCTTTTTGTTCTTTAATTTGTCTTTCAATTCCACGTTTTGCGTTTCCTCTTGCATCTGCATTTTTTAATTGTGCAAGTGTGTTTTCTTCTGTTTCAATTCTTTCTTCAAGTGATGCAGCTGTACCATTTTTTATCAATTTATTTAGTTCATCTCTTTCTTTATTTGTGTCAATAATTGCTCTAGTAAGGCCAACAATACCAGTTGTTACACCAGCGATCAATGCTAATAATGGACCACCAGTTGTAGCGGTGATTCCTATGATTATTGCTTTTAATGTTTTTAATGTTCCTATAACACTTACTATTAAAGGTTTTAAGACAGTAAATGCAGTAATTAATGTACCAGTTACAACAACAAAAGACGTTATTTCTGGTGGTACTGAATTTATAACACTTGTAAGTAAAGTTAATGCTCCTGTTATCTCTTTCGTAGCTGGCAATAGTGCTTTACCTATTGAGATTTGCAACAACTCAATTTCGTTTTGTAAATTTTTAAATACCTGTGTCGGATCATTTTCAAGTATTGCTTTTAAATCTTTAGCACCACTTTTGCCTAACTTAGATAATGCTCTAATAACAACATCAGACGTTAATTTGCCTTGGGCTGCAAGTTCTTTCAAGGCACCAGTAGAAACTCCAAGCTCTTCTGATAAAGGTTTTAAAATCAACGGAACTTGCTCTGAAACTGATCTAAATTCATCACCTGCTAAACGACCAGAACCCAAGGCTTGAGCAAGTTGTCTGAATGCGTTTGATGCTTCAATCGCTGACGATCCACCTAATTTTGCAGCTGTATTAAAACCAATAAATGTAGTTTCAATATCTCGTAAACTAACTCCCAAGGGTAATAATCTCGAGGTAATATTTGTAACACCCTCTGTAGCTTCTACAGCACTAATACCAAATAATTTTTGACCTCTTGCAGCTATTGCTTGTGCATCTGAGAATTGACCAGTTGCTTCAGTCAATAGTCTTAATCTTAAGTTTAGCTTTTCAAAACTTGCAGCTGTATTTATTGATCTTCTACCAAACTCTACTAAACCAACAGCAGCGATTGCTTTACCTAAACTATTAAATCTTGTAGTAAGACCTTTATTTCTTTTTTCTAAAACAGTGAATGATCTTGTTAATTTTTTTGTCTGATCATTAATTCCACGCAGTTTTCTACTAGCCTTATCAACAATATCAATGGTGACGCCAGCAAATGCCATTATTTAGCTTTTTTTATTTAGTATATCGTTTATTTCGTGCTTTATCCAATTCACGTTTTTCATCTTGACCTTTATTTTCATAATACGCTGCCCAGTATATAAATTCAGAATGAGACATTTGATTGCGTAATTGATGGATGGTCATACCTAATTCTGTTGCTAGGAAAAACTCGAATTGTAACCAGCTATCCCCCCTTAGTCTTTTTTTGCTTCGTCTAAATCTTCTCCTAATGCACCGAATAAAAATAGTTCTATTTCGTTAAGTACGCTCTCTGGCAACTCCCTTTGCAGTTTCACATGATCTGCATGAGCAAATGCTTTTGTGCCATCTTCTAGCTCTGCCATCTCACAAAGCATTACAGTTGATTGTTTTAAAGGATCATCACTATTTATCATGGCTTGAACCTTGACTCTGTTAGACCTAGTAATTGGTTTAAAAAATAAATCAACTATAGGTGTGCCATCGGTTTTTTTTAGAGTGAATTTTCTCCTCTCGTTTAAGTCAAAAGATCCAACGAGTAAATCAACTGTTCTTTGAGTACTCATAAATTATTAAGCTGCGTTTGTAATGGCACCAGAAGTAATAAAGCTAACACTTACTGTTTCTAAATCACCTGTATTAGCTGAAAGAGTTGTTCCTGTAGTAATTCCAGAAAAACTTACCTTTTTGCTGCCTGATGTATCTAAAAATAATTCAAACTGTGCATCAGCAGCATCTTCAGTAGTTAAAATATCTGCAAGTAAATTTGCAGTTTCATTTCCACTAGCTGCTGTATATAAAAAGTCAATAGTACCAGATCCAGAAATAAGACCGCCAACAAAAGCTCTTGATGTTGCTCCATGAGCAGTTACATCTAAAGTTTCTTTCGCTATGTCTAATGACCAACCAGTAGTAGATACTACTGCTTCAGTTGTTCCAGATCCATTTTTAAACTTTACAGATCCCTCTTCACCTCTAAAAAACGCCATGATTTTTTAAAAAAAATAAGATTTAAAATTATATTAGCTCTTTTTAGTCTCTTTTACAGTACCCTCTTGCATCTTCCTCATATATTGTTCACAACGTGGATCCCACAACGCTGGATTTCGCTTGCCTTTTACCTTTTCGATAATGTCAAGCATTTCTTCAGTAATTTCCATTAGAGACTCTCGATGATTTGAAAGTTAACTGATAAAACACTTTGAACAAAACCTTGAGGACTAGCAGCTTCTAATACATTCGGTCCATCTGGCGGTTCAAAGTATAAATCAGATATGACTACTCTATTATAGAGATCCCTTATTCTTTTGGCTATAGTCAAGTTGTCACCTAGTCCTACGCCAATTTTTGTAAATATATTAAAAGTTATATTACCAATCTGTGAGTTTTTTGAATCAGATGTACCCCCAAGTGTTAGATATTCACCAGAACCAAAATTAACTAAACATTGAACAAAACTTGTTTCACTAGTTGGAGTAAATGGTTCGTTTGCAAAAATTGTTGTTATTGCTGGAGAACTTGCCATTTCAGTTGCAAGTCTAGCCTCTATTGTTTGACGAACTGTATTTAGATCAAGTGCAGCCATTAGTTTTTTGATTTTAGTTTTTTAATAAACTTAACAGTTTCTGCAACTTGTAGATTCGGCCATCCTTTTTCATTTCCTGATTTTTCTTTTACTGGATATCCTTTGCCCCAGCTTGGAGGTGTATTTGTGCCATAACAAACTGCCTCTGCATACGGTAATGGATTTATCAAAGTATATGTGTTACCTCTTTTTTCTTTTGTGTAGTTGATTTTTTGCAATGGTATATTCACAGATTTTTG